GAGCGCCTGGGACGCGCAGGGACGCGAGTGGAAAATGCAGAAGGATGTCAGCATTCACGGAGCCGACAGCCAGAAATGCGAACTGGTTACCCCGATCCTGAACTACTCCGATATCGAAACCCTACAGAAGCTGGTCAGACGCCTTCGCAAGGCCGGTGCCAAGAGCGACTACACCAGAGGCTGCGGAGTCCACATCCACATTGGAGCAAAGGGGCACACCCCTCAAACCTTGAGAAACCTGGCCAACATCATGGCAAGCCACGAAAGTCTTTTGAAAGACGCCCTGGCACTGGATGACTACAGAGTAGGCCGCTACTGCAGACCGGTTGATCCTGATTTCCTGAAGGCGGTCAACAAAAAGAAGCCGCAGACCATGAGCGCCCTGGCAGACGTTTGGTACGAGAGCAACGGAGCCAACTACGGACGCAGCCATCATTACAACGATAGCCGCTACCACATGCTGAACCTGCATGCCACCTTCACCAAGGGCACCATTGAGTTTCGCCTTTTCCAATTCGATGCACCGGCAAACGGAAAGCTGAACGGCCTTCACGCCGGACAGCTTAAGAGCTACATTCAGCTTTGCCTGGCCCTTAGCCAGATGGCCAAGAGCGTGAGAAGCGCCAGCGCCAAGCCTCAGCAGAACGAGAATCCGAAATACGCGATGCGCACCTGGCTCCTTCGCCTTGGATTCATTGGCGAAGAATTTGCGACCGCAAGAGAGGTCCTGACCCGCCGCCTTTCCGGAGACGCAGCTTTCAGAAGCGGCTGCAGAGCATAAAGGACTTAGCATTATACAACCGACACCCGCTCCGGCGGGCTTTCGGTGGTAGAAGGGTGAGCCCTTCAGAAAGGATGGACAACCAATGAAAAGATATTACTTAGCCTATGGCAGCAATTTGAACCTAACCCAGATGCGGTGGAGATGCCCGGATGCCAGAGCCCTTGGTATCGCCGAGATTGCCGACTACCGGCTTTTGTTTAAGGGAAGCAAGACTGGCTCCTACCTGACGATAGAACCCTTCGCGGGTGGCAAGGTTCCGGTAGCGGTTTGGGAAGTTTCTGCAGCGGACGAAGAACGCCTCGACCGGTATGAGGGGTACCCAACCTTCTACTACAAGAAGGAGCTGCCGATCACCTACACCGGAATCCGGACAAGCAGAAAACGCAGCGTGATGGCATTCGTTTACATCATGGATGAGAGCAGACCACTGGGCATTCCAAAAAGAAACTACATGGAAACCTGTTTGCTTGGCTACTACGATTTCGGCTTTGATGCAAAGATACTGAAAAGAGCAATGCATGACAGCATGGAGGGAAAAAATGAAAACTGAGACAAGAAGCGTTAGAACCTGCCCGATTTGCGGCAACAGCTACACCGGCCATCCGGCACTTTCCAGAACAGACGGCGAAACGCTGATCTGTCCGGATTGCGGCACGCGCCAGGCCCTTGAGAGCATCGGCGTAAGCCAGGAAGAGCAGGAGAAAATCCTGGAGACCATCCACCGCGCGATGGCATAAAAATACACACATTTCTCCGGCAATCTTTGGTACATATATGCCTCAAAAATGAGTTGCTATATGTGTGTTTTAGAGCGAATATGTCACTACCGGAAGGGAAAACAACTAAGAAAACGGAGGAAAATACAATGACAAGATTTGAAAGAGAACTTAGCGGATCCCTTGGAGCATACTGGAAAGCAAGCGCAGAAAAGGAGCTTGCCGAGATTAAGGCAGACCTGGAAAACGGCAAAATCACCATCGATATGAATGGAGTTGCAAGGAACTGCATCGGGCGGGTTTTGATGAACGATATGCTGGAGAAGCTCACCTACGTAACCGATGAGGTTGACGCGGAAGCCACAAAGGTCGCAAGAGAGGAAGAGGTCAGCAGAAGCCTTGCAGAATACCGCAGGAGCGCAAGACCGGCAAGCCAGGAAGAACTGGATGAGATGAGAGCGGCCATTGGCGAAGGCCAGACGGTGGTGAACATTTTGACCGGCGAACGCTACAGCCTTTAAGAAAACAGAAAGGAGCTTCTCAATGAGGCTCCATTTCACGTTGAGGAGATATAATCGAATATCATTTCTTGGTGTCATATTGCCCAGTATTTCCTCCTCATATTTGTGTAGATTATGGCTTTGAATGTACTTGATAATATGTGCATTCAGAGCGAATATGTACACACCGAAAGGGAAAACAAAACAAACGGAGGAAAACACCATGACAGGCATTTACCAGATGAGAGAAACATTTGAACTGAAGGAGTACAACACCGCAATCACCAGAGCCGATTTTGAGGCCCATTTCACCAAGACCACAGAAAGCGTACAGTTTACTTTCAACGGCTGGGACGGCAAAAGCTACGATGGCGAAAGCCGGAAGGCCAGAGTCTACCTCACGAACATCAAGGGTTACGAAAATGTCCGGTTTATCAAGGTCGGAAAGGCACTTTGCTACATTGACGAAGAAAGCCTGATCCTTGAAAAGGCTACAGGCGAAAGCCACCCGGAAGCAGAATGTCTGGTAGATGTTCTTAAAGCAGCGAAGTAAGGAGGATGCGGACCATGTGGAAAGAAGGTACAATCGGAATTCCGGAGAAAAGCGGAAAATATAAGGCAGTTCATTACTGGGTCAAGGTCTACGAAGAACCAAGTGAGGAATACGGTATCAACGGCGGTAAGATTTCAAAGTTGAGCCTTAAGATGGATGGCGAGTGGATTGCCAACTATGACAGGGGCTGGGACATTAAGCCAACTTGCAAGGAAGCAGAACTCGCCTTGTGCATTCTCCTTACAAAACACAACTGATCCCGGATTTGTATATTCCCGGATGCGGAAGCCATGAGGCTTCTGTATCTCGTTACGAAGGTCGCACCAACTGGTGGCGGCTATTTTTTATGCCATTTGGAGGTGACAATGTGAAGAAGAAAAAATATAAGCCGACCAGGTTCAAGGCAAAGGACTCGGTGTATAATGAGCAGCTTGCAGATTTTGCCGTGAACTTCATCGAGTGCCTGTGCCACACCAAAGGTACATGGGCTGGAAAACCGTTTCTGCTTTTGGACTGGCAGGAGCAGATCATCCGTGACCTGTTCGGTATCGTCAAGCCAAACGGCTACCGACAGTTCAACACTGCGTATATTGAAATCCCCAAAAAGAATGGAAAGAGCGAACTCGCTGCGGCGGTCGCTCTTTTGCTTTGCTGTGGGGATGGCGAGCAGAGAGCGGAAATCTACGGCTGTGCCGCCGACAGAGGGCAGGCTACCATCGTTTTTGATGTGGCCGCCGATATGGTTCGGATGTGTCCGGCGCTCAATAAGCGGTGCAAGATACTGGCATCACAGAAACGGATCATCTACACACCCACGAACAGCTTCTACCAGGTGCTTTCCGCAGAAGCGTATTCCAAGCACGGTTTCAACATCCACGGCGTTGTGTTTGATGAGCTACACACCCAGCCGAACCGGAAGCTGTTTGATGTTATGACCAAGGTTTCCGGTGATGCCAGAATGCAGCCCTTGTATTTCCTGATCACAACAGCGGGTACAGACACCAACAGCATTTGCTATGAGACACACCAGAAGGCAGTGGATATCTTGGAGGGACGGAAGATCGACCCAACCTTCTATCCGGTCATCTACGGAGCCGGACAGGAAGAGGACTGGACAGACCCGAAGGTGTGGAAGAAAGCAAATCCATCCCTGGGTGAAACCATCGGCATGGATAAGGTAAAGGCGGCCTGCGATTCTGCAAGGCAGAATCCCGGAGAGGAGAACTCCTTCCGGCAGCTGAGACTTAACCAGTGGGTCAAGCAGGCAGTACGCTGGATGCCGATGGAGAAGTGGGATGCCTGTGCGTTCCCTGTCAACCCGGAAGATCTGGAGGGGCGTGTGTGTTACGGAGGGCTCGACCTTTCCAGTACATCCGACCTTACCGCTTTTGTCCTGGTGTTCCCACCGGAAGAGGATGAAGAACCATATTACATTCTCCCCTTCTTCTGGCTGCCGGAGGAAACTCTTCCCATCCGTGTGAACCGGGATCATGTCCCCTACGATGTGTGGGAGCGGCAGGGTTACATCCAGACCACGGAGGGCAATGTTGTACATTACGGCTACATTGAGAAGTACATCGAAAGACTGGGTGAGAAATACAACATCCGGGAGATTGCATTCGACCGCTGGGGTGCTGTCCAGATGGTGCAGAACCTGGAAGGTATGGGTTTTACAGTCGTGCCTATGGGCCAGGGCTTTGCATCCATGTCCCCTCCTACCAAGGAACTGATGAAGCTGACCCTGGAAAAGAAGCTGGCTCACGGCGGGCATCCGGTTCTTCGGTGGAACATGGATAACATCTACATCCGAACCGACCCTGCCGGAAACATCAAGGCAGATAAAGCAAAATCAACCGAGAAGATTGACGGAGCGGTGGCAACCATTATGGCACTCGACCGGGCAATCCGATGCGGTAACGATACAAGCGAGAGTGTCTACGACAGCCGTGGGCTTCTCATTTTTTGAAAGGAATGGTGATTTGATATGGGAATTTTAAGTGGATTGTTCCGTACCAGGGATGCTCCCAAAAACAGGACAAGCGGCAGCTCCTACACCTTTTTCATGGGTGGCTCTGCATCCGGCAAAAGGGTCAATGAAAGAACCTCCATGCAGATGACGGCGGTTTACTCCTGTGTCCGTATCCTGTCTGAGGCGGTGGCAAGCCTGCCGCTGAATGTGTATCGGTATACGGAAAGCGGCGGCAAAGAGAAAGCAATCGACCACAGCCTTTACAGGCTTCTGCATGATGAGCCGAATCCGGAGATGAGTTCCTTTATCTTCCGGGAGACCCTCATGACGCACCTTCTCCTGTGGGGCAATGCCTATGCCCAGGTCATCCGAAACGGCAAGGGCGAGGTCGTTGCACTCTATCCCCTGATGCCTGACCGCATGACAGTAGACCGGGACAAGAACGGACATCTGTATTACAAATACACGAAGTCCAATGATGACGCTCCAACGATGGAAACCGGATCTGTCATCCTTGACCCTTCCGATGTGCTTCATGTTCCGGGACTGGGGTTTGATGGGCTTGTGGGCTACAGTCCCATTGCGATGGCGAAGAATGCCATCGGCCTGGCAATCGCAGCGGAGGAGTACGGCAGTAAGTTCTACGCCAATGGAGCAGCACCAAGCGGTGTGCTGGAGCATCCGGGAACACTGAAAGACCCGGCAAGGGTGCGTGATTCCTGGAACTCGACCTTTGGCGGTTCTTCCAACAGCCACAAGGTTGCCGTCCTGGAAGAGGGCATGAAATATACACCGATTTCCATCTCTCCAAATGAAGCACAGTTTTTGGAGACAAGGAAATTTCAGATAAATGAGATCGCTCGAATTTTCAGAGTGCCGCCCCATATGGTGGGTGACCTCGAAAAGTCGAGCTTTTCTAATATTGAGCAGCAGTCTTTGGAGTTTGTGAAATACACCCTTGACCCCTGGGTTGTCCGTTGGGAGCAGGCTCTGTACCGGACGCTTCTTTCCGAAGAGGAGAAGAAGACGCTGTTCTTTAAATTCAATGTGGAAGGTCTGCTCCGTGGTGACTACGCAAGCCGCATGAACGGCTATGCCGTGGCCCGACAGAACGGATGGATGTCCGCAAATGACATTCGTGAGTTAGAGGATCTTGACCGAATCCCTGCGGAGCTGGGCGGTGACCTCTATCTTGTCAACGGCAATATGCTTCCCCTGGTTTCTGCCGGGGCTGCTTATGCAAATAACAATCTCAAAGAAATGGAGGGTTCCGATGAAGACAAAGAAAAGGTTCTGGGAATGGAAAAACCAGGCAGACGAAGGGTCGGAGAGAGTTCTTGAACTCTACGGCACCATCGCAGAAACTTCGTGGTTTGACGATGATGTCACGCCCAAGATGTTTCACGATGAGTTGTTTGCAGACAAAGGCCCCGTGACTGTGTGGCTCAATTCCCCTGGCGGTGACTGCATTGCGGCAAGCCAGATTTACACCATGCTGATGGATTACCAGGACGATGTGACCATCAAGATCGATGGCATTGCGGCTTCCGCTGCATCCGTCATTGCGATGGCCGGTACCAGGGTGCTGATGGCCCCTACCGCATTGATGATGATCCACAATCCCATGACGATGGCCTATGGGAATCAGGCAGATATGGAAAAAGCCATCGAAATGCTGGACGAGGTCAAGGAGAGCATCATGAATGCCTATGAGATCAAGACCAGCCTTTCCCGCGCCAAGCTGTCCCACCTCATGGATTCCGAAACCTGGATGAATGCGAACAAGGCCATCGAACTTGGCTTTGCAGATGACATCCTGAAGGATTCCAAAAAGGATGCAGCGGACATTCTGGCTTATGCCTTCTCCGGCAAGGAGACCGAAACCAGGCTGATGAACAAGCTGACGGCTCATTACAAGCCGAAGGATAAAGGCATGACACCCGCACAGGCGGCAGCGATTCTTGCCGTCAAAGAAATCCCTGCGCAGGCAGGAAAAACCTATGACGAGTTGATGACCCGTCTCAATCTTATCAAACCTTAAGGAGGATTCTTATTATGAGCAAGATCAATGAACTGCGTACCCAGCGCGCTAAGGCTTGGGATAAGGCACAGGCTTTCCTGACTGCCAACCGTGACGATAAGGGCATCCTCTCTCCTGAGAATGTCAAGATTTACGAGGGCCTGGAGCAGGACATCGTGAACCTGGGCAAGGAGATCGAACGCCAGGAGCGTCTGGATGCGATGGAGCGTGAGATGGCTGCACCCGTTTCTACGCCGATTACCGAGAAGCCTGAGAATACCAAGAAGCCGGACACCAAGGTCGGCCGTGCTTCCGATGCCTATACGAAGGCATTCTGGACTCAGGTCCGTGCCAAGGACGGTGTTTCCTACGAAGTGAGAAATGCCCTGTCCGAGGGTGTTGACTCCGAGGGCGGCTATCTGGTTCCTGATGAGTTTGAGAACACCCTGGTTTCCGGCATGGAGGACGAAGGTTCCATCCGTTCTCTCGCACATGTGTTCACCACTTCCAACGGTGTCCACAAGATTCCTGTGGTTCGTACCAAGGGTTCTGCCAACTGGATCGATGAGGGCGGTTCCTACGGTGACAGCGATGATGTATTCGGCCAGGAGCAGATCGATGCACACAAGGTCGGTACGGTCATCAAGGTTTCCGAGGAGCTTCTGAACGACTCCGCCTTCGATCTGGAGAAGTATTTCCAGGAAGAGTTCGCCCGCCGTATCGGTGCCAAGGAAGAGGAGGCATTCATTGTCGGTGACGGCAATAAGAAGCCTACTGGTATTCTGAACGCTGCTGGCGGTGCAGAAGTCGGCGTGACTGCGGCCAGCGAGAAGGCCATCACTGCTGATGAGATCATCGACCTCTACTACAGCGTGAAGGGTCCTTACCGCAAGAATGCAGTGTGGATTCTCAACGATTCCACCGTTCGTGCGGTTCGTAAGCTGAAGGATTCCAACGGTCAGTATCTGTGGCAGCCTGCTCTCCATGAGGGTGACCATGAGACCCTCCTGGGCAAGAAGATTCTGACTTCCCCTTATATGCCGGAGATTGCCGCCGGTGCCAAGGTGATCATGTTCGGTGACCTTTCCTACTACTGGATCGGTGATCGCCAGGGCATTACCTTCAAGCGTCTCAATGAGCGTTATGCGGATATGGGACAGGTCGGCTTCCTGGCATCCAAGCGTGTGGACGGCAAGCTGGTTCTTCCTGAAGCCATCAAGGTGCTTCAGATGAAGGGTGCCGCTGGAGCCTAAGTCCGAGTAATCTGGTGATGCCATTCTTCGGGGTGGCATCACCCATTTTACAGAAAGGTGGTGGTATGAATGATCATTACCCTGGATGAAGCAAAGAACTATCTTCGAGTTGATACAGAGGATGATGACCGCTTGATTGAGAGTTTCCTGACTGCCGCCAGAAGGCTTTGCATGGATATTCTCCGCACCGATGAATTATCGGATTTGGAAATCGAGCCGAACGCAAGAGTGGCTGTACTGTATGCGACTGCGTACCTTTACGAGCATCGGGAGGAAGCTGACCATAAGGCGCTCACGCTGTCTCTAAGGGCATTGCTTTCCGGGAGCCGAAAGGAGGCATTCTGATGGATATCGGACTTTTGAATCTTCGGATACAGATACAGAAAAATGCGGTCATATCGGATGCTATCGGAAACCGGAAAAATACTTGGACGGACTATTTCTCGTGTTATGCCACCATCGGCGGCGAGAGTGGCACAGAAATATACCGCGCTGGGGAAATCTTGGAATCCACAGACCTTACCTTTACCGTCCGGTATTCAAGTGAAACGGCGGCAGTCACGCCTTCCGGATACCGCATTGTGTACGGCGGTGAATTGTATAACATTATTGCAGTTGACCATCAGAATAATAAGCGGAAGAGTCTGAAATTCCGTTGCTCGAAAGTGAGGCGGTAATTATGGCAACGAAGGTATCCATCGGAAATATGGCTGATGCCATCATGAAGGAACTGAACGACTATGCAGAAGCCACATCTGACGGTGTGAAGTCAGCCGTCACGAAAGCGGCCAAAGTTGTAAAAACAGAGATACAGGCAGGCGCACCTACAAGAACGGGTGCATACAAGAAAAGCTGGGCAACAAAGAATACTGCGGAATCTTCCAACAAGTTGGAGATCACCGTGTATTCCCGTAACCGCTATCAGCTTGCCCATCTGTTGGAACACGGTCATGCAAAGCGTGGCGGTGGACGTGTAGCGGCAAGACCGCACATCGCTTCGGCAGAGCAGTCCGGCATCGAACAGCTAGAACAGGAAATCGAGAGGTGTATACGCAATGGATAAACTGCTAGAGATTTTGAAGGCAGTGGGTATCCCTTTTGCCTACGATCATTTTGCAGAGGGCGAATCTCCAGAACCGCCTTTCATCTGCTATCTGCTGCCGGATTCGGACAACTTTTCCGCTGACGGTAAAGCCTATTACAAAATCAACGAAGTTCATATTGAACTCTATACCGATACCAAGGACTTATCGGTGGAGAGACAACTGGAAGCTGTGCTGGATGAGCATGGCATTTTTTATGACCGCTCTGAGATCTGGATCGAGAGCGAGAAACTGTATGAAGTCCTTTACTCTTTTGAAATGGAGGCTTAAAAGCTATGGGTAATAAAGTGAAATACAATCTGAAGAATGTCCATGCGGCAAAGTTGACGGAAACTACGGAAGACGATGTTACCAAATATACCTATGAAGCACCCCAGGCAATTCCCGGTGCAGTCAGCATCAGTCTGGATGCCGAGGGTGATTCCAGTCCCTTCTATGCAGACGGTATTGTATATTTCCGATCTAATACCAACAATGGCTACAGCGGTGATCTGGAAATTGCACTCATTCCTGAGTGGTTCCGTACCGATATTCTTCAGGAAAAACTGGATTCCAATGGAGTCCTTGTGGAGAAGTCAGATAATGCGGGCAGTGTGAAATTCGCATTGCTCTTTGAGTTTGACGGTGATGTCCGTGCCATTCGTCATGTGATGTACAATTGTACCGCATCCCGTCCTTCCATCGAGTCTGAAACCAAAGAGGACAAGATTGAGCCGGGAACGGAGACGCTTTCTTTGACTGCCGATCCTCGTGAAGATGGTCTTGTAAAGAGCCGTACCGGAGATACGACCTCTGCGGAAACCTATGCGAATTGGTATAAGTCGGTCTACATTCCTCAGGAAGAGGAAGCAAAAGGTTAATGGAGGTGTGAGATATGCTGCAGAAAACAGTAAAGATCGGTGACAAGGAGGTGGCATTCCGATCCTCCGCAACCATCCCCCGATTGTACCGTATCAAGTTCAAGAGGGATATTTTTAAAGACCTGTCCAGACTGGAAAAGTCCTATAAGGGAAAGACCAGCGAGGGTGGGTCTTTTGAAATTGAAGACCTGGAGATCTTCGAGAATGTGGCGTACATCATGGCTTTCCATGCAGACCATACCATCCCGGATAACATTGATGACTGGCTTGATCAGTTTGAAATGTTCTCAATTTATGAGATTCTGCCGGAAATCCTGGAACTGTGGGGTACGAACCTTATCACAGATGTTCAGTCTAAAAAAAACTTAACCGCAGTAGCCGGGAAATGACAACTCCCTTATTCCTTCTGCGCTGCACGGAAATAGGTATCAGCATTGCCGACCTTGACCTTCTTACTATCGGTCTTGTTATGGATATGTGGACGGAAAAAGGAAATGACAGTGTGAAATACAGCAATACCGTAATCGCAGGACAGGAGGAATTTGACAAATTCTAAGGAGGTGAGCGAATATGGCAAGCAGGATTAAGGGCATAACCGTTGAGATTGGCGGTGATACCACAGGCTTGCAGAATGCGTTGAAGGGAGTCAATTCCACTATTAAGAATACGCAGTCTGCATTAAAGGATGTGAATAAGCTACTGAAACTTGACCCATCAAATGCGGAACTGCTGACACAGAAGCAGAAACTGCTGAAGGATGCCATTGCCGCCACATCCGAGAAACTGGAATCCTTAAAGACAGCACAGGAACAGGTTAAGGCACAGTTTGAAAGCGGTAATCTCGGTCAGGACAAGTATGATGCTCTTCAGCGTGAGATTATTGAAACAGAACAGGAGTTGAAACGCCTGCAGGAGCAGGCTATCGATTCCAATGCGGCTTTAGCAAGAATCGAAGAAATCGGCGGCAAGTTAGAATCTGTAGGAAACAAGATGACCGGAGTTGGTCAGAGTCTTCTTCCGGTAACTGCAGGAGTGACTGCACTCGGTACAGCCGCTGTTAAAACAACTGCCGACTTTGATTCTTCCATGAGCCAAGTTCAGGCCACGATGGGCATTACGAAAGATGCCATGTCTGAACTGAACGGAGAGTCTGTAAACACAGTGGATGCTCTCCGTAATCTGGCTAAACAGATGGGTTCTGAAACGGCATTCAGTGCAAGTGAATGTGCGGATGCCATGAACTATCTTGCTCTTGCAGGGTATGAGACACAGGAAATTTACGATACACTACCGACCGTTCTGAACCTTGCGGCGGCAGGCGGTATTGACCTTGCAAGTGCGTCTGATATGGTCACTGATGCCATGTCTGCTCTTGGTATGGAAACATCCGAGGCAGATACTATGGTGGATCAGATGGCAAAGACCGCATCCTCCACCAACACCTCTGTGGCACAGCTTGGTGAGGGCATCCTGACTATTGGCGCTACGGCACGAACAGTCAAAGGCGGTACTGCGGAACTAAATACTGCACTCGGTATCCTCGCTAATAACGGTATCAAAGGTGCCGAGGGCGGTACCCATCTGCGAAATGTAATCCTTTCTCTTCAGAATCCGACTGATAAGGCGGCTTCGCAGATGGAGGCACTGGGGGTATCTGTGTATGACTCCGAAGGCAATATGCGTTCGCTGAACGATATTCTGGGTGACCTGAACGCCAGTATGGACGGCATGACTTCCCAGGAGAAAGCAAATATCATCAGTCAGATCTTCAATAAGACCGACCTGTCTGCGGTAAATGCCCTTCTTGGAAATACCGGGGATACCTGGGATGAACTGCAACAGTCCATTGTTAATAGCGGCGGTGCTGCACAGCAGATGGCAGATACACAGCTTGATAACCTTTCCGGTCAGCTGACGTTGCTGAAATCGGCTCTTGAGGGTTTGGCTATTTCATTCGGTGAGATACTGATGCCGATGGTGCGAAGTGCAGTGGAGAAGATCCAGGCATTCGTGGATAAGCTGAACGGTATGAGTGATGCACAGAAAGAAACCATACTAAAGAGCGCAGCTCTTGCAGCGGCAATAGGACCGCTTCTTATCGTACTTGGTAAAACCATATCCACGGTGGGTACGACCATGAAGACCTTCTCGTCTTTGACGAAAGGGGTGGCAAAACTCGGAGTGAAGATTGCAGGCAGCAGCGGTTCGATCACATCACTCGGCAGTGCCCTCGGAGCCGTTGCCGGTCCTGTTCTTGCAGTAGTGGCAATTGTGGCAACACTTGCGGCTGCTTTCAAACATCTATGGGATACCAATGAGGAATTTCGTGCTGCGATAACAGGTATCTGGGAAGGAATCAAAACAAAATTTGAGGAATTCGGGCAGGCAATCACAGAGAGACTGAATGCTCTTGGATTTGATTTCCAGAATATTGTGGAAGTCCTAAAATCAATCTGGGATGGTTTCTGTAGCATGCTTGCTCCGGTATTTGAGGCGGCTTTTTCCCTTATCAGTACAGTCCTTGGAACGGTACTTGATGTGATCGTCGGTATACTGGATGTTTTCATAGGACTGTTCACAGGAAACTGGTCGCAGATGTGGAACGGCATAACGGAGATCTTCTCCGGTATCTGGAGTGGCATCACGAGTGTGTTCTCTACTGTTCTTGAAATGCTGAAAGAAGTAGCTGATGTATTTCTTGGGTGGTTCGGTACTTCCTGGAATGAAGTATGGACAGGCATTTCCTTTTTCTTTATGAATATCTGGAACGGCATTGTGGCCTTCTTTACAGGAATATGGGAGTCGATCAAAAATGTGGTATCTGTTGGAATTCAGTTTATTGGAGCAATTCTGGAGGCGGCTTTTGATATTATCACACTGCCATTCCGATTTATCTGGGAAAATTGCAAAGAGACTATCACAACTGTGTGGGAGACCATCAAGTCGATTGTTTCCGGTGCCATCAATGCGGTCAGCAATGTGATCAGCACAGTAATGACTGCCATCAGTACGGTCATTTCTACTGTTTGGACAGCAATCAGTACTAAGGTATCCACGGTACTCAATGGCATCAAGACAACCGTCAGTACTGTATTTAATACCATTAAAACAGTGGCATCCACCGTGTGGAACGGCATTAAAACCACCATATCCACGGTGGTGGACGGCATCAACAGTAAGGTGTCCTCCGTATTTAATTCGGTAAAGAGTATAGTATCCTCTGTCTTTAACGGCATCAAGTCCACAGCCACTTCCGTGTGGAATGGCATCAAGAGTGCTATAACTACACCAATCGAGGCGGCGAAGAACACTATAAAGGCATCACTGGATAAGATTAGCGGGTTCTTCTCCGGTCTGAAACTTCAGTTGCCGCATATCAAGCTGCCACATTTCAGTATTTCGGGAAGCCTGTCTATTGCACCGCCAAGCGTACCACATCTGTCTATCTCTTGGTATAAGGAGGGCGGCATTCTGACGAGACCTACCGTTTTCGGTATGAATGGAAGTTCGTTAATGGCAGGAGGAGAAGCTGGAGCGGAGGCAGTTCTTCCGTTGAGTGCTTTTTATAAGGAACTGGAAAACATTCTGACAAGCAGACTGAATAACGACAATGTGGAGAAATACCTGTCTATCATTGCAGCGAACAGCGGCAAGGGAATCTATCTGGATGATGGAACTTTGGTCGGCAGACTTCTTCCGGCAATTGACAGCGGTCTGGGTCAGAATCAGAAACTGAATGCGAGGTTGAGCCTATGAAACCAGATATTTTGATAAACGGTATCTCTATGCTCGGGCTGGGGTGGTTAAGGGAAAGCATCGACTTCCCCACACCGCAGCCTCAGTCTGAGACGATAACCGTACCGGGGAGAAATTCCCCAATCAGATACACTGAGGCTTTAGGGCGAGTTTCCTACCAGCCTCGTTCTTTTGATATCACGCTGTCCATGCTCGGCAGCAGAAGTATGTTCAACACGATGGTGGAAAACACAGTCAACCGTATTTCAGGACGGCTTTGCCGTGTCATTTGCAATGATGAGCCGGAACTGTATGCCATTGGCACTCTGGAATGTATAACTGCGTACAACCCTTTGACGGGCAAGGGACAGCTTACCATTTCCTGCACAGATGGGGATTCTTTTCGCTACCATGTTGAAGAAACAGTGGTGACGATTTCTGGGAGCGGTACGGTAACTTTGCTTAATGACTTCATGCCTGTTGTTCCGGTGATTACCACCACAGCAGATACAGCTTTCAGTTGGAAGGTCGGTACAGATACTTTTCAGAAATCTGTGAGCACCGGAACATGGGAGTTTCCGGAATTGGAACTGACAAGAGGAGAGAATACAGTAAAGGTCAGTGGTACGGGAAGTACTACTTTTCGATATAAGGAGGGGCGGCTATGAGCTTTTTTCGTATTTATGTGGACGGCAGTCTGTTCTATCATCCGAACCTCTCCAAGCTGGCAATCACGCAGGCAAAGGTGTCCGAGGATGCGGAGAGCATCGACTTTCTTACCCTTTCTGCTCCTTACAATCATCCTTATCTGGATTCCGTACATCCAATGGCATCGGTCATCATCTGTAAAAAGGGTGAAACCATTGTTTTTGAAGGCCGTGCGATGGATGACGGATCAGACTTTTATAATACACACACATGGAAATGCGAGTCCTGCCTTGCATATCTTAAGGACACTGTTCAGCCTCCTTTTTCCTATAAAGGTCCGATCCGAGGGCTGCTTGAACATTTTATCAGTGTTCACAATTCGACAGTGGAAGAGCAGAAGCAGTTTACCTTGGGAACTATTACGGTCACAGATGACAATGATTACATTTCCTACAGCAATTCCGAATACTCTGTGACGATGGATGCCATAAAAAGCAAGCTGCTCGATACCCACGGCGGCTATCTGCAAGTGCGGTATACCGGAGAAACAAAGTATCTGGATTACCTTGCAGATTTCAACACCCGGACGCTGCAGACCGTGGAGTTTGGTAAAAACCTTCTGGATGTGAAGATAAGCCGAGACCATACAGAGAGGGCAACTGCGCTCATTCCGCTTGGTGCCCAAAAGAAGGGTACGGATGAGGACGGCAATGAAACAGAAACCAATACCCGTGTGGATATCACGTCTGTCAATGACGGCAAAAACTATATCTGCGATGAAACCGCCGTTGCCGAGATCGGATGGATATGGGTAAGTGAAGTGTGGGAGGATGTGACCCTTCCTTCCAATCTGCTCCGAAAGGCAAAGACCAGACTTGCTGATTTGGTAAAAGGTGTGACGAGCATTGAACTTACCATCGTAGATGAATCTGATACCGGAGCGGATATTGAAGACATCCGGGCGAGGATGTATGTCGAGTGCATCTCCAAACCGCATGGAATCAACGGTACCTACTTGGTTGTCAGCCGGACAAGGGACTATCTGAATCCGTCCGGCAATACCATCACCATTGGTGCAAGTGGAGTGACCCTTACTTCGGCATCGGCAAAGCAAGACAGAAATATCGAGGCACTGGAGGAGGACCTGTTTGGTCAGACCTCAAAAATAGAAACAATTTCCGGGAAAGTCGATGATATCAATGCCCAGAAGATGTATCGAACAGAACTGGTGGTTGACGGGGTCAACATCTTCCGTGACAGAGGTCAGACAAGCCGGATGCACTGCAAGGTGTATTCCTGGGACAAGAATATCACCGATACATTATCCGCATCGGCATTTGCATGGCATCGCCGTTCCGGCAATTCCGCAGCTGATGAGGAATGGGATGCTTCCCACAGCGGAATGAAATCGATCATTATTACCACAGAAGATGTGCAGGACAACGCATCCTTCTTCTGTGAAGTAACATTATAAGGAGGATTAAAGCAATGCCTACAGTATTAACTTCGAGTCAGCAGACTTTTGTGGACATTACGGACCAAAGGAAACTGTCGGCCTATATTACTTCCAATCTGCCGAAAACGCAGAGTGAAGACCCGAATGTCTTGCCGCATACCTATGCGCCAAGCTGGGCATCTACAAATCTTGTGCTTACCCCGGTCGTATTCCTTGACCAGACAAGCATTGCTCTGAATTCCACGGGATTGACGATTACCTGGAAGAGAAAGGACGGCACGGGGGCGGAGACAAATCTTACAACGGGTGAAACGGTGACGAATGGGGTGCTGAAGGTCACGCAGAACAAGTTGTCTGCATCGACTTCCGGTATGATTACTTATATTTGCTACATTAGCTATTATGATTCTGAAACCAAGAACACTGTCAATATTTCTTCGGATATCACCTACACTCTGGTGAAAAATGCGGAGAATGCGAAACTGGCTTATGTGACCGCAGATACCTATGTATTTAAGTATGATAAGGACTCTGTACTTGTCGGTGCAACCCAGGCTACCCTGACGGCGCAGGTGCAGGGGGTGACAATTTCCAAGTGGCAGTATAAAGATAATTCCGGTTCTTGGGTGGACTATCCAACCACCGCAGATAATACAAACATCACAAGCGGGATACTGGTCGTTAAACCGTCTCATGCTGTATTTATCAACAATGTGGCACAGATCAAGGTGGTGACCAGTGATACTGATGTGTTTGATACGGTTACCATTACAAAAATTTTTGATGGTGTAAAAGGTGACCAGGGTGACAAAGGTGATCCGGGAAGTTCTGGCAGTGGCGGTCTTTCCGTCATACTTGGAAATGAAGCCCAGGCCATTGCCTGCACATCGGAGGGCAAGACAGCAACTGCATCGACTATTTCTATTCCTTTTACGGGATATGTAGGTATCACACAGACTGCCTGTGCCTGTTCGGTGGGTACGTTGCCTACCGGAATCACGGTCAAGAGCAATACGGCAGCAACCGCATCGACCGCTGGGATACTGGAACTGTCGGTAGCTGCTTCTTCCGATCTGGGTGGCACAGCTGTCCTGACAGGAAACATCACTTTAACTTTCACAATTTCAGGCAAGAGTGTGGTGAAGACCTTTACCTGGACAAAAGCCAAAGCAGGCAGCAACGGAACAAATGCTGTCGTTTTTTCTGTGTACGCCCCTAATGGAACCGTAGTTCAGAACCAATCCGGTACGCTGACTCTCACAACCTCGGCCTATAGCGGAACGACCGCCATCACAAGTGCAACTTATCAGTGGGCGAAGTATGCGAACGGCACGTGGACGAATATCAACGGTGCAACATTCTCGACCCTTACCGTATCCGGTGCGGATATTGTAAATATCCAGTCTTACCGCTGTACCATGACATACAGCGGCAAAACCTATGTGGACGTTATTACGGTGGAAGATAAGTCTGACCCGTATGTTTCCGAGATGCTCTCCATCGGTGGTTTTACCGTGAAGAATAATCTTGGGGGCGTTGTGCCGTATGTTATTGTTCGTACAAATCAGAAGGAAGTGGATGAACTGCTTGGTGTCATCAGCGAGGCAGAACCGTCCACACCGAAGAGCGGAGATTACTGGTATAAAATTGACCATTCGGCAAAGACCGTAACCTTAATGAAATACAGCGGAACGGCATGGGCATCGACCACGGATACACAGAGTCTGACCTATACCTGGTATGCACAGGATAAGGATGGCAAGGAGATGACCTTTGGCAAGATGGGAAAGGTGATCTATTTGTCTGCTGCGGACATCGACAGTATCATGACACTCCAGTGTGATGTTTCTAACTAAGGGGGTGTTCGGATGGCACTTTTAACCTGTTGTCAGCAGACATTTCAGAATGTAACAGCATACGAAGAAATGGTCGGAGATGTGGATGAACTCAAGGTGCAGGTGCATGAGTGTTATTCGGAAATCACCAAAACATCCAGTGAGATCATCGGTACTGTGCAGGATACTTATATCTCAAAATCCGATATGGAGATGATAAGACAGGATTTCCAGTCCAGTATCACCCAGAACAGTAGTGAGATTCGTATGGATTTCACCGCTGTTACGGATGAGATTAAGGATAATGTAGCCGCCAATCAGCAGCTTCTTGAAGAATACATTCGTTTCAAAGGAGCCTTGATTGAATTGGGGAAGGTTGGAAACTCCTTTACAGCAGAACTTTCAAATGAACAGCTTGCCTTCAAGGAGAATGGCCAGACCATTGCTTACATTTCAAACCAGTCACTGGTTATTACCAATGCTGAAATCAGATACAAACTGTCTCTCGGTACGGAAGATCGTGGCTGGTTTGACTTTATTCCACGAAGTTCGGGCAACCTCTCCATTGTATGGCGTGGTGCAGTAACATCATAAAGGAGGTATGATCTATGGCTTCCAGCGGAAGTATTACAACAAATGAAGTGGAAGGGCGTTCAGTTACCTTATCATGGACGCTGAGCAGTCAGAGCATTGAAAAAAATACCTCTACGATTGCATGGACGCTTCAGGGTTCAGGTTCGGCATCAGGGTATGTGAAGTCTGGTGGTTTTAAAGCTGTAATTAATGGTACGACTGTTTATTCGATATCCACAGACAATCGTATTGAACTGAGAAATGGTACCGTAGTTGCATCAGGATCTACCACTATCGCACATAATGCAGATGGTACAAAATCGTTTTCCTTGAGTTGTGAGGCGGGCATTTATAGCTATGCCGTTAGTGCAACAGCAAGCGGAACACATACACTGACAACGATTCCGAGAGCATCTACGGTATCGGCAACAAGCGTGAACATGGGTTCGGCATCATCGATCACGATTACCAGGGCATCATCCTCTTTTACACACATGCTGACATATTCTTTCGGCAGTGCGACAGGAACGATAGCTACTAAGACCACATCCACATCGGTATCCTGGACTCCGCCACTTACACTGGCAAATCAGATACCGAATGCAGTGTCCGGTAAATGCACCATCACCTGCAAGACTTATAACGGAACTACGGAGGTGGGCTCAAAGACCTGTACGATGACACTGACTGTTCCTTCAACGGTAAAACCAACTATTACAAGTCTGACGGCGGCAAGAGTTGATGGAACAGTGCCGTCAGCATGGGGTATTTATGTACAGTCGAAGTCGAAGGCAACGCTTACTATCAATGGTGCGGCGGGGGCATATGGGTCTACTATTTCATCTTATAGTATTACGGGTGGTGGCTATTCGAGTACTGCGTCCTCGTTTACTACGGGCTTCCTTAATACATCCGGGTCTATTACCTTTACGGCATCCGTTACGGATTCGAGAGGCCGTGTGTCTGCCAATGCCACAGTGACGATAACTGTTGTGGCATACAGTGCGCCGAGTTTCTCCAAGTATATCTCTCAAAGGTGTAACAGTGCGGGAACTGCCGCAGACAACGGAACCTATATAAAATCAACAGTCAATTTCAGTTATGCATCGTGCAGCAGTAAGAACACGATAACCACAGCGACATACTACAAGAAAACAACAGATACCTCCTGGACAAATGCCAATAAGACCTTTACTTCCGGTACGGCCTTTACTTTTGGTGGAGGAAATATCTCAGCTGAAAGTTCTTACGAAGTGAAGTTCACGTTGAAAGATGCTTTTGCGACCATTGAAGTTACGGATACTTTATCGACAGCTTCGGTAGTCATGGATTTCAAGAGCGGCGGTCTGGGGGTGGCTGTAGGAAAAGTATCCGAAACAGATCGGTGCTTTGAAGTATCGGATGCATGGGATGTGAAGGTATACGGTATGCTTCTCAGTGCCTATATCCAGAGCCTTATGACTGGCGGGGGTCTTGATTTTGCTACTTGTTCAACTGCTGCGGGAACAGCTGCCAAGGTGGCAGCATGTACCGGATTCAAACTTGAAACCGGAGCAGCAGTCCTCGTGAAATTCGCTAATGCCAATTCATCGGCTTCCCCAACATTGAATGTTAATAGCACTGGGGCTAAGAATATTGTTACTTATGGCACAACTGCAATTGGCACCTATTACTGGAAGGCCGGACAGGTTGTGCTTTTCTTATATGATGGTACTTCGTGGCAGGCTGTCAATATGTCCACGGCAACTACGTCTTATTATGGTATTACTAAACTGTCCTCCAGTACTTCGTCAACAAGCACAACTCTGGCGGCAACAGCATCGGCGGTAAAGGCTGCCTATGATAGAAATTCATGGGACAGCATTACGCTGACCAATGCACTGGGTATTTCCTATGGCGGCACAGGAGCAACCACTGCAGCGAGTGCCAGGTCTAACCTTGGAATCAAAGCAACTTCTCTCTATAGCGGAACGCTTACAACAGGAAGTACGACATTTTCTACCGGTTATAAACTGTATGTCATCATCGGTCAGCCGACTTCCAGTGGTTCAAGGTGTGCCATTGTACTACCTGGAAGTCAGATTTCTACCACTTCGGCTCATTATCAGATAGCGGATGAATCAAATTATTATTCGTTCAATATCTCGTATTCGGGATCAACGATAACTCTTTCCTACAGAGGTAGAAGCAGTTCTGGGCAGATACTAAAGATATACGGAGTCAACTAAGAAGGAGGGGTGCGGTTATGTTTGTGCTGTTGAATGATGATGGATATGTAGAAAGCTATGCAATCGTAGGCAATCTTGTGGGCGGCATTGAAGTGTCTGACCCTGAAGACATCGAGCATTTCGAAGAACACTATGAATCCTATGGTTTTTCCGAAGGAAAGATTCACTTCGATGATGTCTGGGAAAAGGAACTCAACAAGGCAAAAGAGACAGAGAATATCAGGAAACGAAGAGAAACAGAGTGCTTTCCTGTTATCAACAGAGGTCTGCTTTGGTATGAAACATTGTCGGTAAAGCAAAAAATCGAATTAACCAGGTGGTATCAGGCATGGCTTGATGCCACCAACACAGGAGTCGTGCCAGAAAAACTGACATGGCTCTAATTTTTTGAAACGGAGGATTTTATCATGAAGGAATTTTGGAACACGATTCAGTTGATGTTCACGGCAGTCGGCGGATGGCTCGGATGGTTTCTCGGAGGGTGTGACGGTCTGTTGTATGCACTGATTGCCTTTGTTGTCATTGACTACATCACGGGTGTCATGTGCGCCATCAATGACCAGAGCCTTTCGAGCGAGGTGGGATTCCGTGGTATCTGCCGCAAGGTGCTGATCTTCCTTATGGTCGGTATCGCAAACATTCTGGATGTCAATGTTATCGGAACGGGTAGCGTTCTTCGTACCGCTGTGATTTTTTTCTATATCTCCAATGAGGGTGTTTCTCTGATGGAGAATGCAGCGCACCTTGGCCTTCCTGTTCCAGAGAAAATCAAGGTCGTTTTGGAGCAGCTCCATAACCGTGCAGAAGATAAGGAGGATGAATAATTATGAAACTTGTGCAGTCTATTCTTACCAAGAATCCCTGCTATACGGCAGGAAGAAAGATCAACGTTAAAGGACTGATGCTCCATTCAGTTGGCTGTCCGCAACCAAAGGCATCGGTCTTTATTAATTCTTGGAACAGTGCATCGTATGACCGTGCCTGCGTTCACGCTTTCATTGATGCCAACGATGGCACGGTCTATCAGACCCTGCCTTGGAATCACAGAGGATGGCATGGTGGGGGTTCCTCTAACAACACCCACATCGGTGTGGAAATGTGCGAACCTGCCTGTATCAAGTATACGGGCGGTTCGTCTTTTACCTGCTCTGATACTGCCACAGCAAAAGCCTGTGCGAAAAGAACTTATGAAGCGGCAGTGGAACTGTTCGCCATGCTGTGCAGACAGTATGGACTGAATCCGCTGACGGACATCATTTCCCATAAAGAAGGTCATGTAAAGGGTATCGCATCCAACCACGGTGATCCGGAGCATCTTTGGAATGGGCTAAAGATGGGATACACGATGGATACCTTCCGAAAGGCGGTCAAGGCGGCAATGAGCGGTGGCGAAACTACGTTCACTCCTGCGACTGGTACGCAGGCCACCGTTTTTTTAGATCTGACCGAGGAGCAGGTCATCAACAAAATCGGCACACTTTTCACCGCAGACCAGAAACGTAGTGGTATTCTGGCCTGCATTTCTTTTGCCCAGTTTATTCTGGAGAGCGGTTACGGCAAATCCGAACTGGCGCAGAAAGCCAATAACTGCTTTGGAATGAAAAAGTCTCTGTCCGGCAACACCTGGAGCGGTTCTTCCTGGGACGGTAAAAGCATCTATACCAAGCAGACCAAGGAGCAGAACAAGGACGGCAGCTATGTGACCATCACGGCTGATTTCCGTAAATATGCCAGTGTGGAGGATTCCATCGCCGACCACTCTGCTTATCTGCTGGGGGCTAAGAATGGCACTGACCTTCGCTATCCCGGGCTGAAAGGCTGCACCGATTATCGCAAAGCAGCGCAGATCATCAAGGATGGCGGATATGCGACCTCACTCACTTATGTGGACAAGCTGTGTTCCATCATCGAAAAGTGGAATCTGACCCGGTTCAACTATACTGGTGGCATTGAGACGAACACCTGGTATCGTGTTCGGAAGACCTGGGCGGATTCAAAGAGCCAGAAGGGCGCTTTCCATAGCCTGGAGAACGCAAAGAAGTGTGCGGATGAGAACGCTGGCTATTCGGTCTTTGACGAAGCCGGGAATGCGGTATATACTGTTCAGCAGCAGTTCACTCCGTATCGAGTCAGAGTCAAAATCAATGATCTGAATATTCGCAAAGGCCCCGGCACAGACTGTGCCAAATGGGGCAAGTACACAGGTGCCGGAGTGTTCACCATTGTGGAAGAAGCTGATGGCCCCGGTGCATCCAAGTGGGGACTTTTGAAGTCCTATGCGGATAAGCGTAACGGCTGGATTTCCCTAGACTATACCAACAGGCTGTAAAGCGTTATCAAGGCTCTGTATTATGGTTTCACGCCATAGTGCAGAGCCTTTTTTTGCGTTATGTTGATGATTCACAATGCGATTAGTTCTAAAGAACGATAACTTGGTTTCTGGCTTCTGTATAGGCTGAAAGGCAACAGATATAATATCTTTAGACCGAGTAATCGTTCTGGAGGAGGTGTTGCAATGGATTTACGAATTGTTGGTCTGCGGATAAAAGAAGCAAGAGAAGCGAAGAACCTCACGCAGGAAGACCTTGCCGCTCTGGTTGATTTGAGTCCGACACACATCAGTGTGATTGAGCGAGGGCTTAAGGCTGTCAAATTGGATAAGTTTGTTGCAATCGCAAATGCGCTTGATGTTTCGGCGGATAGGTTATTAGTTGATGTTGTGACACGATCCGTTGATGGAGTGGCAAATGAACTGTCGCAGGCGATTAAGAAGTTCCCGCCGGACGAGCAAAAGAGAATAATCAAAGCTGTAAGGGCTTATGTTGAGGATTAGTAGAAGGGTGTTTCAGTACCGCCCTTCTTTTTTTGCCTCTTTTTTCGCATTTTTTGTAGATTCGTGTCGAGTAAAAAAGATTTCATTGTGTGTCTATCTGTGCTATATTAGTTCTAAAGAACAAGTTTTAAGTCTAACAAAAGAGGGGTGTTTCTATGAACGTCAATGAAATCATTAAGAAAGTAGCCGAGGCACATAATACAACACCGGAAGAAGTTTATTCCGAAATGCAGATTGCAATAGAAGCCGCATTTATGAGTAAAGATCCAAAAGTCCAAAAAGAATGGGCGAAGATTCCTTTTAAGGGGGAACGCCCGACCCCAGAAGATGTAATCCCATACCTAGTAAGTCAGTTGAAGGTTTCACAGGAGGCGGTTTCATGAAAAGTAGCAGGAATAGCAGGAGATTTATGCTTCTGGCTCTTTTAATATGCTGTATTTGCTCTGGGTGCAGTAATAAAAAAGAAGGAAAGCCGGATTTGCTGAGTAGCTTCAGCATGAATCGTGATGAAAACCTTGTTGTAATTGCGAATCGGAATGAGATCGAGGACAAGGCAGAATTTGCACGGCAGCTCGTGCGGATGTGTAAAGAGAATTCATTCCAATCAATCAAATTCTCCACTGACCGTGGATATGCGACAAGCCTCGATATGCGAGTGTACCTATGGAGGGATGAGGTCGAAGACAACGATCCTGTCATGACCGTGGAGTATAAACCGGACGAGTGGAACCAGGAATATGACATTGTGAATAACCCAGAAGAGTTCAGATTATATGTCGATGGAGAACTGGTAGATAATCAGTAACGAATGCAAATAGGCTCAGTGGTACGGTAGCCCCGTATTACTGGGCCATTTTTTTATGCTTTTTTCTCTGAAGTTCGGAATTTGTAACGATACGGCTGCATAGCTGGCAGAAGGGATGACCCTTCAACGATGGGAGGACATCAGCTATGACAGATGAACAGCGTGTGCAGATAACGAATCTTCGGGAAGCAGGAAATGGTTATAAAAAGATCGGTCAGATACTGGGCATTTCAGAAAACACAGTGAAGAGCTTCTGCCAGCGGAGAAACCTTGGTGGTGTTGTCGTTCAGACGGCAGCAGACGTTTCGGTTTGTAAGTGCTGCGGTAAAGCGGTACCACAGACCGCTGGCAGAAAAGAAAAGAAGTTCTGCTCTGACCGCTGCCGGATGAAATGGTGGAACAGCCATCTCGACCAGGTGCAGAGAAAAGCAAATTACGACTTCGTTTGCCCGGTTTGCAAGAAACCCTTTACGGTCTATGGAAATGCGAACAGGAAGTATTGCTCCCATGAGTGCTACATCGAGGATCGGTTTGGGGGTGGCAGATGATGAGTCAGGAAGAAGGAAAGCGTGAGATCATCTTCCAGATGACCATGAGTGCCGCCCGTCAGATGCTCGAAAAAGGGTTGATTTCGGAGGATGACTACAAGCAGTTTGATACAAAGATGCAACAAAAATACCGCCCGATATTCGGCACATTATTCTCCAATATTGACTTGCAATAGTGCGGTTATTACGGGAATATGTCACTGCGAAAGGAGGCGGTATCATGCCAAGAATCAGACAAATCACACCGAGTGTGACACAGCTAAAGCGTAAGAAACGAGTAGCCGCTTATGCCCGCGTTTCCGAGGAATGTGAGGTGTTGCTGCATTCCCTGTCAGCACAGGTCAGCTACTACAGCACCCTCATTCAGAAGAACCCCGAATGGGAATATGCCGGGGTATATGTTGACCAGGGCATTACCGGAACGAGTACAGCGCACCGTGATGGGTTCAATCGCCTGGTGGCAGACTGCGATGCAGGCAAGATCGACATGGTGCTGGTTAAGAGCATCAGCCGATTTGCCAGAGACACGGTTGATTGCCTGAATACGACCAGGCATCTGAAAGACCTGGGAATAGCGGTTTACTTTGAACGGGAGAAGATCAACTCCCTTTCAGAAGACGGAGAATTGATGCTTACGCTGCTTGCATCCTTTGCACAGGAAGAAAGCCGGAGCATTTCAGAGAATATCAAATGGGCTACCAGAAAGCGGTTCGAGCAAGGTATCCCAAACGGCCACAAAGCACCCTACGGCTATGAATGGGACGGAGAGATGTTCCGCATCATTCCCGAACAGGGCGAGGTGGTGAAGGAAATCTACAGAAGGTACCTTGCCGGGGAATCAGCCTATGGCATTGCAAAGACCCTTGCAGAGCGAGGTGTGACCGGGCAGATGGGAATGCCGATCGAGCAGACAACCATAAAGGAGATACTTTCAAGCCAGTCCTACACCGGAACGATGGTGCTTCAGAAGAATTTCTTCACCGAAGGTCACATCCGCAGAAGGAACAAAGGAGAACTTCCCATGTACCTGGTGGATGAGATGTTCGAGCCTTTGGTATCAGAGGAAGATTACCAGAAGGCATTGGAAATCCGGCAGCAGAGAGCGGAGCAGTTTCCAAATAATCAGGACAACCTTACAGCCTTCTCCGGCAAAGTGAAGTGTGGATATTGCGGATGCGGTGTTAGCCGGAGAACCAGTGGAGGCAGAAAGCGGTGGGTCTGCAACACCAGAGAGCGCAAAGGCATGAAGCAATGCGAGTGCCGACCGATTTGGGAAACGGAACTCACAGAAGCTGCGAAGACAGTGCTTGGCGGTTCCTTTGATGAGAGTGCTTTCTCAAAGGAAATAAAGCAAGTGACCCTTTATTCCGACCGTATTGAGTTTTCCCTGCTGAATGGAAACAGGAAATCCATCATCCGGCAGTTTAGCGGCCGCCGGGGCCAGAATGCTTTCACCAATAAGGTCTGGTGCGGTTCCTGCGGATGCAAATGCGAAAGGGACAATTACGGCAAGAAGAAAATAAAAATCTGGTGCTGTTCCAAGCCGAGAACGCAGTGCCAAATGAAACGCCTGTCAGAGAGTGAACTGCTTGAAGCGGCAGAAAACCTTCTCGGTGAGAACTTCCAGGCAAGAGTATCCGCAGACATTGACCGGGTGATCATTTCTGACACCCAGGTGGATTTTGAATATAAGGATGGGACGGTAAAGACATGGCAAAGAAAGTAAGAAAAATACCTGCTACCCTCAACCAGTTCACATCGGAGCCGGTGGCAGTCAGAAGGAAAAAGAAGGTTGCCGGATACGCACGAGTTTCTACGGATCGTGAGGAGCAGGCAACCAGTTACGAGGCACAGATGACTTACTACAAGACCTACATTGAAGGCCATGAGGATTGGGAGTTTGTGGGGATGTACTCAGATGAAGGCATCACCGCCACCAACACCAAAAAGCGTGACGGCTTCAACCAAATGGTGGAAGATGCCCTTGACGGAAAGATTGACCTCATCATTACCAAGTCGGTCAGCCGATTTGCACGTAACACGGTGGACAGCCTTACCACCATACGAAAGCTGAAGGAAAAAGGTATAGAGGTGTATTTTGAAAAAGAGAACATCTGGACGCTGGATGCCAAGGGCGAGTTGATGATAACCATCATGAGTTCCCTGGCACAGGAGGAAAGCCGGAGCATTTCCGAGAACACGACCTGGGGCAAGCGAAAGCAGTTTGCTGACGGCAAAGGCAGTGTTGCCTACAGTTGGTTCCTTGGGTATGACAAGGACTTCAAGATAAACGAGGAACAGGCAGCCACGGTTCGGCTGATTTATCGGCTTTTCATCAGCGGCCTTTCCCTTTATGCTATCACAAAGGAACTGGAAAGCCGGGGTATCAAGTCACCTTCTGGTAAAGACAGATGGCACATCAGCACGGTGAAATCGATCCTTACCAACGAGAAGTACCGAGGGGATGCGCTCCTCCAGAAGCAGTACACCACGGACTTCCTGCAGAAGAAGAGGAAGACCAACAACGGCGAAATCCCCCAGTATTATGTGGAGGAACACCATGAAGCCATCATTCCCCCTGCCCAGTTTGATTTTGTGCAGGCAGAACTTGCCCGCCGGGAGCAGAATGGTCGTTACAGCGGAGTAAGCATCTTCTCTAATAAAATCAAGTGTGGGTGCTGCGGTGGATGGTACGGCTCAAAGGTGTGGCATTCCACCGACAAATACCGGAAGGTCATCTACCGCTGCAACCGGAAGTACGGCAAAGACACCCCACCCTGCAACACACCGCATTTGACTGAGGAAGAAATCAAGCAGCTGTTCCTCAAGGCACTGAATGCCCTGGTTGATGCGAAAGAGGAAACCATAGAGAATCTGCAAGGGTTAATTGAAACGGTCTGTCAGACGGAGTCCCTTGACGCAGAGCAGGAACGGCTGGAGCAGGAACTGAGGATTATCGCGGAGAACCTTGCGAACCTCATCCAGAAGAATGCCAGTGTTGCTTTGAATCAGACGGAGCAGGCAGAGCAAGAAGAGAAGCTCCGCAACCTCTATGGCGAAAAACATAGCCGATTTCAGGAACTGGAAGCACTCATCCAGGAAAAGAATGACACGAAGGAGATACTCACGAACTTCATCACCAAGCTGGAAGATTTGACCGGAGAACAGACGGAGTTCCGGGAAGAACTGTGGGGCGGTTTGGTCGATCACATCCGAATCGATGAGAAGAGCAGCACGGTAGTCTTCCGGGGTGGGATTGAGATTATTATTTAATATGTAGAAAAGCATATAATTTTGCAGAGACAAAGAGTTTTGAAAACTAGAAAAGCCACGGTAAACACTTCAAATCGGAGCATGACTGTGACTTTTTATTTATGCACGGGCATGATTTTTCTAT